TTGATTCAATACGAAAAAATTCCAAGATTTTTTAAGCGTCCTGGAGATCTTGCCATTGAAGGCAGCAACAACTCGCTAATTGTGCTGGGAACCGACAGAGCTTCCCAACTTGCTAATTATTACGCCAAAAATCTGGATAATACGACAGAAGGTATCGCAAAATTAAAAAGCATATCTCGCGGCTTGGTACCCAATCGTATAAGTCGCGACGTGATCCCCGACCTTGAAGGAGAAACCGGATGTGTCGACATCGTCGTTGGCCGAGGTTATACGCAGGAAAAAGGCGGAAAATCTTTACAGGTAGTTTCCATAAACAACGCGAAAGAGGTCGTAAAAGAGGAACTGGACAAAATAAATCCGCCTTCGAACGAAGGCGATCCTGACGTTGTTAGCGACAGAAGCAGGATACAGGTTTCTCAGAGAAGTTATGTTGACGAAAAGTTTAATTTAAGTTCCTATTTTAGTTCTAAAGCGAAAGATGTAACCTCTTCGGCCCAGGGCGACGCCACGGTCGTAATAAAGTCCGATAAAATTAGACTGATAGCTAGGTCAGATATTTCGTTGGTCGTAACGAACTACACCGAGACTACTGATTCTGAGACTCTATCTGCACAAGGTTTAAATTTTCCTTATAAGACAGAAGAAATAGATCAAAAGAAGTGGGCGTCGCTCACGATTACTTCGAAGGGCGACATCATCTTTACGCCGTCAGAGCTGGGCATAATAAAGCTCGGCGGTGAAGATGCTGACAAGGCTATACTGTGTACAGACAACCTGGCGCCGGGCGCCGCCGGAAAACCACAAGTTACAGAAGGTAAGGTCAGTTATAAACCAGGACTTATTAGTACGGGCGCTGATCTTGTGGGTACGGGCAAACCTAAACAAGGCACGTTTGCTACCAAAATATTGGTGAAATAAAAATGACGATAATGGTGCACTCGGGCTATCTAAAAAAAGATGGCGCTAACTTTTTGATTAAAGGAGGAGCAGCCCAATTATTTTTTACTCACCGTGATAAAGTTATTGATAAACTTAGAGCCGATCGACCTAAGGATGCGGAGTATTACGACATATTGCCTAGAGCCGAAGATTTAAAGAGCCGAGAAAATTTTCCAACCTTCAATCGTAACTGGATAGACGGTATCGTAACGTTTTGTCTCAACGCGATAAATTTGCCGCCGTCTATTTCAGAAGTGTTGATTCCTGACGCCGGCAAAAATGGCGTTCCGCCCGTCATAATTTACGATCCACAATTTGTTTACGAAGATCCTGTTTTTAAAAGTGTATTGTCTACCGGTAGTGATCCTTCGCTTGACATCAATGGTATCAAACAATATTTTGGATTTACGACCCTCGGCGGTTCAACTAACGGTTACAACACCGCCGTCGGTGATGTTTTTAAATTTACCGACCCAAACGTGAAAACAGTGTATCCCTCAGCAATTCCTGGAATACTGTCTACCTATCAACCGAAATACGAGAAACCGAATCCTGAAAATTTTATACCTGAAAATCCGAGCGACGATTTCTCCGATTTAAACTACGAAGGAAGCGATGGGCTAAATCTGCCTGACAAACAAAAGCAATTGACTACGTCTATAGTCGACTCGCTGAACGAACTGATTACTATATTGAGGACGACAGCACCTGCGACTCTCGAGCCGTTGGGTTCACCCGATTCAATAACTACTGAAAATAATGGTGCTTTAAACGCCATCTACGAATTGGCTAAGAGCATAATAAAAAAGAATTTTCCTAAGCCTGTTTCCGATTGTATTACAAACGAAGTTAATTATTTAACGCTACAGGAGATGCTGGTTAAGCCCATCGTCCTCGCGGCGATAGGTACGATATTCGGATCGAGCGAAAAGGGTTTCACCGGACTCATGCAAGCAATAAGCCCAGACCCCGTGGGTCTTCTTAATCCTCAATTCCCCGATCCTGTTCCACTAAAGTTAAATCTGGTAGAAGAAACAGAGGAAGTGACGCCGTCCCCGACAGGTGACGATTCACTTATTTATACGATCCCGTCAAAAGATCAGGGAGGTTATAACCCAAATGGCACCTTAGGCGTGCACAAGTTGTCTATTCCTGCACGAAAAAAGTTGGTAGAAATTTGTAAAAAATTGACCAATTTGAACGGGGGAATAAAGTTCGAACCAGATTGGTTGGTGGGCGTAATGTCTATAGAGACCGGCTATACTTTTAGTCATTCCATACAAAACGAGACTTCTAAAGCGACAGGATATATTCAGTTTATGCCCGCCACCGCGAAGAAATTGGACACGACCATAGAACAATTAATAGAGATGGGACCAGTTTTACAGTTTGATTACGTTTATAAATATTTTGAAGAAATATTCTTAAAGAACAAGAACCTTCAAGGCAATATTAAAAAAGCCGGCGAGGCGTATCTAATGGTATTTTCGCCAAATTTTTTGATTGACCCCAATCTTGTATACAAAGAAGGGGATCCGCGGTATAATCAGAACCCGAAGCTCGACGTCAATGGTGACAAAAAAATCACAAAAGCCGACGTTACATCCAAAATGGATAATTTGATACATAAGTCTCGAACTAGCGACGGGATGGGGGGTCGACCAAAAAGGATAAAAGTCGACTCTGACGAAATATTCGAAGTCGAGTCTTCGTATTATGCAGGGAAACTTTAGTCCGTGGCATCCAAATAAAAAGTGGTAAAATTTTTGATACCATATTTAGGGTAGAATGGGCGCCTTAAGTTTCAAAAGCGTAGGTAGGAAGCTACAGTCTTTTCAGGAAGAGTCTGTAGACAGGACCAAGAAGCTGATTCCGATCGGCATCAAAACTCCCCTCGAAATTACCAACGAAGAAGGTCCCTTCAAGATGCACTTCGACCTAGTCGAGTTGATAGCAGACAACTTAAAAAATCTATTGCTGACTAACTGGGGTGAGCGCCTAGGTCAATATGATTTTGGGGCTAACCTGAAACCGTTGACTGTTAACTTTAGTTCGCAAGACAGCTTCGACGACGAGGCCCTCGCCCGCATATCTCGAGCCATATCGACCTGGATGCCCTTCGTCGAGCCCGTTAATTTTGTGTCGGAGGTCGATCGCTCACAAAAATTAAATACAGCGCTAATAAAGATCAATATTAGTTATAATATACCTACGCTTCAAGTGACCGACAGGGGCATTCAAATAGTGCTATACGTGATTTAACATGGCTACAGACACAAAAGACCAACTAAAGCAAGTCAGACAAAGGACGTATCTGGCTCGAGACTTCGATTCGCTTCGCGCGACGTTACTCGACTATGCGAGACAATACTATCCTAATCAAATTAGAGATTTCTCCGAAGCGTCTATGGGCGGCCTATTCTTGGACATGGCAGCGTACGTCGGCGACAACATGTCGTTCTATTTGGACCACTTGTACAACGAGTTGAATTACGACACGGCAGTTGAGCCGTCTTCGCTGGAAAGAGCCCTAGTAAATGCCAGCGTTCCAATCAATGGCGCTGCTCCCGCCGTCGTCGACGTTACCGTCTATATCGAAGTTCCCGTCGCGACGGCGGGCGATGAAACGCCCAATGTCGAACTATTACCAGTCATCAAAGAAGAAACAATCTTCTTGTCAGACAACAGCATCACGTTTACCTTGTTAGAAGATATAGAATTCCTTATTGATCCAAACAATGATGGTAATTACGTCTTGAATCCGAAGACCGAGAAAAGAATAGGAAGGGTTAAGGCCGACGGTACTGTCGCAACTTATTTGTTGTCTCTGTCTGGTCAATGCGTTTCTGGAAAGGTTACTACAGAAACTTTTTCTATAGGCGCCTTTACGCCGTTTAGAAGTCTGACGCTGGGACAATCAAACGTGACTGAAGTAATCAGCATTTTTGACACCAACGGAAACACTTACTACGAAGTCGGAGCTCTGACTCACGACGTGGTTTATAGAAATGTCTTGAACACGACAGGTGACAACAACCTGGTCAAGGATGCCCTTCGCGTAATTCCTGCGCCATATAGGTTTATCAAATCAACTTCATTAATCGGTAGAGATACGACGTTGACGTTCGGCGGAGGAAACGCCGATACCCTCGACGACGATATTATTCCTGATCCTTCGGAGTTCGCGATGGCGACGCCGTATACAAAAACGACGTCCAGGGTCCCCGTCAATCCTGAAAAATTGCTAACGACAAATACACTTGGGGTCGCCGCAGCGAACACCACGCTTTCCGTGATCTATCGTTACGGGGGTGGTTTGTCTCACAACGTTTCGCCCAACTCCGTCAATTCTACGCTAAGCTTGCAGATAGAGTTTCCAAAAAATCCATCAGTGGACCAGTCGGCCGCGGTTAGAAGCACCCTAGAGGTCACTAATTTGACGCAAGGCTCTGGCGGCGAAGACGCATTAACGATCGACGAGCTCGTCGCCTTAATTCCAACGATAAAAAATTCGCAAGAAAGAATTGTGACCAAAGAAGACTTGTTGGCTCGAATCTATACCATGCCGTCCAATCTTGGTAGGGTGTTTAGGACGGCCATCATGCCAAACATTAACAACCCCCTCTCGACGCAAGTCTACATAATCTCTAGAGACGCGGACAAACGCCTGATCCCGTCGCCAGACAGTCTTAAGTTGAACTTGAAGAAATATTTGAATTCTTACAGAATGATTTCTGACGCGATTGACATACTCGACGCGACAGTCATCAACCTACAGTTGAAATTCGCGGTTGTGCTAGATCCATCTCTAAACAGGACGACGCTCCTCGCAGAGATACTTTCCAAGTTGCAGGACAAATTCAACATACAGAAGATGCACATCAACCAGCCGATAGTTATTTCGGAGGTCGTGAACACGATCTATAGCGTGCGAGGTGTCATCGCCGTAGACAATGCACAGTTTACTAACGCTTCTGGTATAATCAACAATCGCATCTACAGCGATTCGACTCACGATATTAAGTCGTATACGCGCCGACAGTTAATATTCCCTCCTGCGGGCGGAATCTTCGAAATCAGATACCCGGATGTCGATATCATCGCTAAAGTGGTGACGTGATGTTTAGAGTACTAAAAGCCGACAAAGACACTTATATTACTAATAAGTACATAGACGGTAAGCCGGCTGTGTCAGGTAACGTTGGTCTCGCCGGGTCTTTAGACTTGTTCAAGCTATATGGTGTTACAATCGTAACATCAGGTAGCAATAAAATTCCAAAGACCGAATTGAGTAGAACGTTAATACACTTTGATTTAGACCCACTACAAGAGCTGTTCGAAGAAGGAAAATTAGATTTAAGTCATAATAGTTTTAAGTGTTTTATTAGTTTGAAAGATGTATACGGTGGGCAACCTACGCCTAGTAATTTTACGATCGACGTGTTTCCGATGTCAGCATCATGGTCAGAAGGTATCGGAAAAGACGTCGCCTACTATTCAGACGAAGATAAATGTAATTTTCTATCAGCGTCCAGCGATGCTCTATGGGCATCTGAAGGCTGCGCCTCGGAATGTTTTTCAACGGGTTCTGGAGATTATATCACTAGCTCTATTACGATAGCTAATACGAAAGTATCACAAACATTTGTTAAAGGAACCGAGGACTTGTTGGTTGATGTTACTAATATAATCTCTGCGACGATAAAAGGAGATTTGCCTGATCAAGGTTTTAGATTGTCGTTTTCTTCTGCTATAGAAGCTGATACAAAAACATATTTCGTAAAACGATTTGCAAGCCGTCATGCTTACGATGAAAGTAAACGCCCTAAGATTATCGTCAAGTTCGACGATTCTATTTTAG